TGCATTAAAAAAATATAACTCTAAAGCTAAAGTAACAATAAAAAGTGAAACTGTAGCAAATTTACAAGATATTGATAATTTAAGAAATCCTACCACAGATGGTAGAAAAAGGAGTTAATTTTAATAACAAAGATTATATTTATCACAAAACATTATGAGTAATAAAAAGTTATCGTCTGAAGAGTTGCAAACTTTAAAAGAATTTAGAACATTAAATAATGAAACAATAGTTTCTTTAGGTACAATAGATCTTCAAATTCATAGGTTGCAAAAACAAAAAGAATCCATTTTAAATGGGTTTGATAAATTAGAAGAAGATCAAACTAAAACTGCTGCTGAGTTAGAAAAAAAATACGGCAGTGGACAAATAGATCTAGAAAAAGGAGAAATAATTTCAATAGATTAAATTTTTGAATAAGTTTCTCATATTTATAATAAAACAAGATTTTTAAAAATTAATATAAGAAGATGGCAGAAACATTAATATCTCCAGGTGTATTAGCAAGAGAAAATGATCAATCATTTATTCAAAATGCCCCAGCGGAATTTGGTGCTGCAGTTATAGGTCCTACCGTAAAAGGACCAGTTAGAGTTCCTACTCTAGTAACTTCCTATAGCTCATACATCAATATTTTTGGTGGTGCAGCTGAAAGTGGTTCAATTGATTATGGGTACTTAACTAACGTAGCAGCAAATAATTATTTTAGACAAGGTGGAACTTCATTACTAGTAACTAGAGTAACACACGGAAGCTTCAGTTCAGCTTTTACCTCAGGTAGTACAGCTGGTTCAGGTAACTCGGGTATTTTAAATACCGCCACTTCTGAATCTTTCCAACTAGAAACTATAAGTGAAGGAGCAATAATGAACAATTACCAAGCAGCAGATAGTGCTAATGGTACTTTAAATTCAGGTTCAGTTGATAATGTAAGATGGGAAATTTCAGGTGTAAATACTGGATCAGGAACATTTTCACTTATTGTTAGACAGGGTAATGATACGGCAACCCAGAAAAACATTTTAGAAACTTTTAACAATTTATCTTTGGATCCCTTCCAAGATAATTATGTTGAAAAAGCAATTGGAAACCAAAAAAATACATTAAGAACAGATAGTGATGGAGTTGTTTATTTACAAACAACAGGTAGCTACGTTAATAAAAGTAGATATGTAAGAGTAAAACAAGTTTTACGTCCTACACCTCAATTCTTTAATAACGCAGGTACACCAGCTTCTAGTTCAGCAGGAATCCCATTTGTGGATTTAATACCTGTTGCAGGTTCAGGTTCATTTATTAGTGGATCTGGTGAAAATTTCCCTTCAGCAACATCACCTGCTAAATTTAATGAAAATATAACAAATGGTAATATTCAAGGTTTAACAGCTACTGATTATTCATCTTCAATTTCATTATTGAATAATAAAGATGATTATAATTTCAACGTTATTACAATGCCAGGTTTAACTAATAATTTTGCGGCACATGCTACACAAATAAATTCATTAGTTTCATTAGCAGAAAATAGACAAGATTGTATAGCAGTAGTTGATGTACAAGCTTATGGTGCTACTGTAAGTGCTGTAACTACTCAAGCGGCAACGTTTGATTCTAGTTATGCAGCTGCTTATTGGCCTTGGGTTCAAGCAACTGATCCATCAAGTGGACAAATTGTATGGGCTCCAGCTTCAGCATTTATACCAGGTGTTTATTCATTTACTGATCAATCTTCTGAACCATGGTTTGCACCAGCAGGTATGATTAGAGGAGCTTTAGGTAATGTAATTCAAGCAGAAAGAAAGTTAACTTCTTCACAAAGAGATACTTTATATTCTGCAAATGTAAACCCAATCGCTTCATTCCCAGGAAGAGGAGTTGTAGTATTTGGACAGAAAACATTACAGAAAAGAGCAAGTGCTTTAGATAGAGTAAATGTTAGAAGATTATTAATAGCTGTTAAAAGCTTCATATCTCAAATTGCGGATAACTTAGTATTTGAACAAAATACAATCGCTACAAGAAATAATTTCTTAAGTGAAGTTAACCCATATTTAGAATCAGTTCAACAAAGACAAGGATTGTATGCGTTTAAAGTTGTAATGGACGAAACAAACAATACACCAGATGTTGTTGATAGAAATGAATTAGTAGGTGCTATTTATTTACAACCAACTAAAACAGCTGAATTTATTATATTGGATTTCAACGTACTGCCAACAGGAGTTGAGTTTCCAGCGTAAAATTTAAAAATTGAATATTTATAACAAATAAATAATAAAAAATGGCAATATTAGATCCAAACGAAATATTTTATACAGCTTTTGAGCCAAAGCAACAAAATAGATTTATCTTATATGTTGATGGAATACCTTCTTACCAAGTAAAAGGAGTAGGAGCTGTCTCACTAACTCAAGGAACAGTTCAATTAAATCATATCAACGTTGCAAGATATGTAAAAGGAAAAACTCTTTGGAATACAATTTCATTGACTTTATTCGATCCAATTACACCGTCAGGAGCTCAAGCGGTAATGGAATGGGTTAGATTGCATCATGAATCAGTTACTGGTAGAGATGGTTACAGTGATTTCTATAAAAAAGATCTTACTTTCAATGTATTAGGACCAGTAGGAGATATAGTATCTGAATGGATCATTAAAGGAGCTTTAATTACTGAAGCTGGATTTGGTGATTATAACTGGGATAATGAAAATGCTGCTCAGGAATTAGCATTAACAGTACAACCAGATTATTGTATCTTAAATTTCTAAAATAAATTTAAAGAAATATTAAAAATAGCTTGGCCTCGCCAAGCTTTTTTTTTATATTGATATGTATTATCAAACGTTATTAAATAAAGACTATGGCAGAATTTAAATTCCCCACAGAAGTAATAGACTTACCATCAAAAGGTATTGTTTATTCTAAAGAAAACCCGTTATCTTCAGGTAAAGTATAAATGAAATACATGACTACTAAAGAAGAAGATATTTTAACTAACCAATCTTATATCCAGAAAGGAACTGTATTAGACAAACTATTAAAATCCTTAATTGTTGATAAAAAAATTAATATTGATGATTTAATAGTAGGTGATAAAAATGCATTATTAGTAGGAAGTAGGATTTTGGGATATGGTAAAGATTATGATGTAACAATAAATGGAGTTAATTATACTATTGATTTAAGTACTTTAGAAAATAAAGAATTTGATATAAAATCTTTAGAACAAGGTAAAAATGAATTTTCTTATACTATACCTTCTAATGATACAGTTATTACATATAAATTAGTTACTGGCAAGGATGAAAAAGCAATAGATAGAGAAATTGCTGGTTTAAAAAAATTAAATAAAGATGCTTCCCCTGAATTAACTACTAGATTAAAACATATGATTTTATCTGTAGATGGAAATGAAGAAAAAAAAGACATAAGAGAATTTGTAGATAATTATTTACTGGCTCGTGACTCTCGTGCTTTTAGAGAACATATAAAAAATACACAGCCAGATATTAACTTAAATTATGTTGTTGATAGTGGGGAGGAGGTAAGTGTGCCCATTGGGCTTAACTTTTTTTGGCCTGACGCCTAATACTGCTCCACAAATTAGAAAAGCTTTATTTACTCAATTACATAATATCGTATTCCATGGCAAAGGTGGATATGATTATAATACTATTTATTCCATGCCTATCTGGCTAAGAAAATTTACATTTTCTGAAATTAATAATTTTTATACTGATGAAAATCAAAAAATTAAAGAAGCATCAGAAGGAAAAGGTAAAGGTAAAAAAACATTAGTCAATAGTGATGGAAAAATAAATACCCCTGAATTTGCTCGTGCATCCCAACAATACAAAAAAGCAGAACAAAATTTAAAAAAGTTTAAAGGTAAAACTAGTTTTAGGTAGTAATATTTATAATAAAATACCTTTATGGCCCTAGATAGAAGAGAGCAGGCTAAACAACAAGCAAAGATTAATCAGTTAACTGAAGATAACTTATTAATAAGAAAAAGGCTACAAGAACTTGAAAGTGATTCTGTTGGTCTTGCCGATTCCTTACTTGATTCTCTTAAAGAAATACAAGGTATCCAAATAAAAAGAAGTACTTTTGATTCTAATCTTCTTAAAGTAAACCAAAATATTAATAAAGAAATTCAAGCCCAAAGAGGTGGTTTAAATGATATTAAATCACTTGATAA